GCGTGAAGTTTGCAACTGGTATATCCATCTTTCTAAGTTCATAAGTTAGTGGCAGACCACTAGCTTTAGCTTCTACGATAACAGATTCTGGTTTCCAATAGTCATATTGTTCAAGGGCCAAGCGCCTTAGTTCAGGAAACTCGTACCTACCTTTGACTGCATCGAGTAAGATAAGATTAGCGCCTTCATCTTCACTAGGATAAAATACTCCCCATGTAGTAATCGCCGAGTAGTCCGCTGTCTCCTTTTTTAAAAATGCTGTATCGTAAGATTGTATGACATGATAGACGGTTGGTATCTCTTCACCTTTATACGTTCGCCACCACTCACGTTTTAATATTGCACCTTCTTCTGC